TTGATAGAAAAAATCAAACAGGCTGCTTCATTTTTATATTGGGGAAAAATGATGGCTGGTTTTTATCGAACCAATTTGGGAAGAGTCGCGCTTCAACAACGTAATATTGCTTTAAATGCCAAACAAAGACGTTTACTTCTATTAATTGATCATGAAGATTTTCAAACTCTCAATACCGAGTTTAAAAAACGCATTGCTCCACCAGAACTCATTCAACAACTTATTGACTTAAAGCTTATTGCCCCTATTAGCGAAAACGATTCAGAATTTGCTGAACAAATACCTCTCTCAGAATCACCTACCACGAGTTTAGAAGTAAAAGCGCAACAAAAAAGCACCATAGATGAAAATGAAAGTGCCGATTTGACTGGAGAAATTAAAGTTTCTCTAGAACCATCATGCCATTCTTCAAATATTGAAAATACTCAGCCACCAATTCCTGTTCAACAACTTACTTTTGAAGAAATACAACTATTAATGAAACAAAGCTTAAGCCAATACTGTGGGCTTATGGCCAAACCACTTATTCAAAAAATAGAACAAATTAAAAATCTTCAAGAACTAAAAATGTGCCAAATGCAATGGATTACCAGTTTGCAAGAGTCAAGGATTCCCCCTCATGAGCTGGCACATACGCTTCACTCTATTAATTATTCAATTCAGCTCATTCAGCAAAAGAACTAAAACATAACAAGCTGCTGTTTAATTAAGCATTAAATTCACTTGGTACGTATTTCGTGCTTTACCTGCAAGTGTTTTTTTCCTATGATGTGCCCCACACACGCGCTCGTAGCTCAGTTGGATAGAGTACAGGTTTCCGAAGCCTGGGGTCGTGGGTTCGATCCCCGCCGAGCGCACCAATCTATTTTATAAAATCAATAACTTAACTATATTTTGGCGTATATTTGGCGTAATGCGCTATTTATCCACAGGTTTAGAGGTAATTTTGCTTCTTATCAAAGGTCCATCTTTTGCCATTGTAAGTCACAGTGCCATCTAAATTAAGCGGCAACTCTTTTAATGAGTAGTCATAGATTTTAAGAACATTCCCGTTCTTATCTAAATCAGCGGGTAGATTGCAAATATTCTCCATCCTGCCCGCTTCCGAAACCATAATCATGACTTGCGACATCACAAAACCCTTACACAAATCGAGACGTTCACATTACTATTTATAGTGTGAGCTGTGCAACCTGAAAGCAGGATGCACAGCAATGTGATGATCGATGCAACTTTGGTACGTTTGCACATATAAGTTACTTCTTTAAAAAGAGTGCTCGTTCTGCTTCTCGGCGACGAACTAACCCTTTCATGACTTTACCGCCTGCTTTGTTCCAGACAAGGAATTGGTCAGCAGCGCCTTGATAGTCACCTTTATTCAGTTTTTTTAACAAAGTCGAATTCTTAAATGCACCTGAACCAATGTTGTATGTCAGCGACACCAACGCATCAAACTGATTTTGATTTAGGGGCACTGTCACAGATTCATTTACTGTTTTTTCAAATTTGGCTAAGTCATGCTTAAAGTAAGTCTTAGCTTGCTCAGGTGTGCAAGTATCCCCTTTTTTTACCTTCACGCCATTAGGATAAACTGTCGTGCCAGTACCAATGGTCCAAACCCCTACACCATCATCGTAAGCATTGAATCGCGTGCCTTCAAAACTAGTTATTAAATCTATACCATCATCACTTGTAGTTTTTCCACCTGGTGCAAGTTTTTCGACCACTTTATTTAGATCGTCTACTTGCGCCTGTGTAAGCTTGCCGCCTGCAATCACTCGAGCAGCGTCGAAGAAGTTTTTAACTGTCATGGCTCACCGCCTGTAATATCATTCTTAGCCTTCTTAATTTCTTTAATTACTTCGACAATCGTCTTGCCTTCCTGTTTATCAATGAAATTAAAGACCCACCTAATCAAAGCCCAACCGGGTAAGCCGCATACAAAGAAAAGTCCACCTATCGCAAACCACCCCCATGTATCAGTTGCCCAAGCATGCAAACTAAACTTCATAATAATTAGCGAACCGCCAGCAAGACTTGATACAACAGTACAAATTAAACCTACCGCCCATTCTTGAGGCGATCGTGGCATGCGGGTCATCAAGACAACTGCTGCAACCAAAGCAACTGCTAAAGTCACCATGATTGCCACCCCATAAAACTTTAAAATCGCAGCAAAGCCACTTGTGGAAACTGGTTCCATTTATATCTCCAGATTATTTCGGCAATAAAAAAGCCCTGATCTAATTAAAGATCAGGGTTAGTAGTGGTTTGTTGGGTTATATTAGGAGGGTTTTGATTTAACTAATACCTAGCAAGTTGAAGGATGAGTAACCGCCCGGTATATAACCAGAACCCTGCATATTATAGGTCACACGAACATTTGTTATATTTCCCCAGTCCGGTGCGCTATAGTTCGAAAATGTACTCAAGTCTAAGTGATAAGTTCCATCACCATTGTCAATAACACTCAAAGTCGGGGTGCTAATAACAGATGCCATGTTTACCGTACCTGTTATTTTGTCAGACCCACTTGATTGAGCAAATCCAGACATCGAAACTTTCAATCCTGCTTTCGGTGGTGGCGTAACAACTCCATAGGCTGCAAAAACCATTAAATCTAACTTAAACCCAACGGTTGCAGTATTAATCGCTCCAGATGTGGTGAAATTCAACATAACATCCATGCTGGCTTTAAAGTTTGCTGACGCTGCACCATTAGTCAGGCATGGTCGCGTATCAATTGTCATAAATCTTACGGTATTAGTTGTGACAGCTTTATTCAAATACCCCGATAAGAAACTAACGCGAGCTTCTTGTGGCGTGTAAGCATTAAGCATTAGCGCACGATCTTTAATGCGGTTGCCGATGAGGATTGCGGATGGATTATCTACGAGTCTTTCATTCTCGGACCAGTTCCCAATAAACACGGCAGGTGCGGTTATGGCATTTTTAGTTGTACTCCCTGAAACATCGGGTGTACCAATAATTCGGACATCACAATATCCCGCAACGGACGCTGAACCACTGAAGAAGTTAGAGTCAAACACTAAACCACCAGAATGACCCGCACCTGTTCCAGTTCTGTTAATATAAATCTGACATTTATCTGTAGCGGCATCAGCAATATTATTAGACTCAAAATAGTTTTTACTTACAGAGCCTGCAACCAACCCGCCCTGAACTTTTAGAATCATCCCGCCTGATTCCCATAGGTTCCTGAATATAGAAACAGACATACCAGTTGGGTCGAATGGAGCATCTATCCCGATGTAAATACCACCGATGCAGTTCTCACAAGCGTTAAATGAGAAGTTAAAGTTATAAGCTCTATCTGCCTCAATAACACGATGCACAAGCGCCATGTGATTGTTGTTAATGTCTACTGACTGAATATAGTTTCGATCAGCTAAACGCTTAACAACAGCCTTGATAATAGTGACGCTTCCATGAAAATTATTGTGGTGTATCTTCATGTTGTACAAGCGATCACCGTTAAATATAACTGAGTTCGCAATAGTTGTACCAATGAAGTTAATGTCACTGACGTTAATTTTTCCCGTATAAATATCCGATGTGCTTGTTGGGTTTAACTTAGCAGCAGCCGATGTGAATACAGCTCCAGCAGGGCAATTTACAGTCAAGGTTGCTTGATTTTCCCCGCGAATTGATATAACCGTTGGACTATAGTTATTTTGATCTGGAATACCACATATTGTTTCTAATGTGTAGTTGCCACGAATAACGATAGACTTGCTGATCTTTAAAGCTTCTTCGATAAATGGACTGGCATCTGCACCTTGTTGAGCACCAAACCAAGAAATATCTACATCACCAGCGTATTGACGAACCCATCCGTTGCAGACTGTGCCGCCATTATTGTCATTTGATTTAGATTCATCGTAAATAAAGAAGCCATCGCCGTCCTGTGGTTTTAGTAGCGCAAAGTTTGGAGCGTGGACACTTAATAGATGCGCAACTTGACCTGTTTTCGGGTTTGCATAAGCCAGCATTTCATCGCGAGATTTAAAAATCAGATGCTCAATGAAAGCCCACTTACTCATATCAGTATTCGGATCGGTGGTGTTGTTATTTTCTATTGATCTTACGCCAGCACCGTTGATAATTAGTGCCTTTTCCTGTGCGGAATAACCATCCGGTTTGTTGTACCACGGCGACCCACCACGATCATTTACTTCTTGCTGCGTTTTTCCACTAGCATCAACAACAAAAGAAGCTTCCCAGCCCTTATCCACAGCAATCTGAGCAAGTCGCTGCATGAGATAATTGTAGTATTCATCAAGCTGATCTAAAGCAACACCTTGCTTGCGGATCTCCTCCATAAGATAAGCTTTCAGCTCATCATCTTTACGGTCCACATAGTTTTTAAGTGCACTAATACGATTACCGAGAATCCAATCAGCAACACCTAATTCTTGAAGCTTCCACCAGATTAAATCAAAGTCTTTGTTTACAGGCGCTGGGCGGAATGAATTGTTGTAGGACTGGTAATCTGTTGTTCTTTGGAATGGGGTATTTCTTTCAATTGTAATGAGCACACCATTAGCGGGTGCAGAATTGAAAGTTATTGACCCACCAGTAAGGGTCCATGACCCAACTGGGGCTTCTTCCCCATCAAGAGATACAATCAAGTATTCAGATTTATCACAGTCAAACGTAAGCGGATAAACTGTAGTGGTTCCATTCGCTGTATATTCTATAAATGGCGTCTGTTCTGGTACTGCCATAGCCTACCCCTAATCAAAGTCTACTGTGGCTTCGTACACGCCACCGTTTGTTCTCCAATTAGGCGTTTCTTCATAGTCCGTTTGGTTGAGTGATTTTCCAACTCTTTCAGGGGCTTCTACGATTGCACCTGCTAATGAGTCCAAATAGTCATCTGGTTGATCAGTAATGGCTGGGTTAAATTCCCGCATTTGTTTTACTTGTGCTGAATCTTCACCGTTCTCATCTTCAAGTACAGATACATGTGCCCATAGCAGACCAGAAATTAAAGGCCCTTCAATACCATCTAAAATGCGCTTATTTTTTGATTTAGTTGAATGTTGCTCGGTTACACCACAGCGTATTCCACGCGTCTTTAGAGCAGCTTTTAACGCTGCTGGTGCAAAGTTGCCGATACCATTTGTCTCAATAGTGACTTTAGATAAATGGAATTCCTTGATGATGTTACATAGCTGCCAAACTTGTCCGCCTATCACACGCCCATCTGCATCGGTTTCAATTACTTCGCCCTTAAGCGCAATCGATCTATGCCAATATTTATTACCTATATCATCATGGAAGACTAATGCAGTAGATGAAATATCTGACTTGAGCTTTCCTGATGATGGGTCCCAACGGAAAGTTGCACCAACAATTTGACGCTCACCAATCATAAACATGGTAGTTCTATTAGCTCGTTTAAGAACCGGTTCACAGTTGTAAGCTATGATCTTATCTGGATCTAAACGCACATCACCAATAGGCTTCGCGTGCATTTGATATTGAGAGTCCCACTCGTTAAGGGTTTTACATTCCTCTCGGCGTGATGCCATTTCTTCCGCATCAAAACGTTCTGCCCAAATTCCTTCTGAATAAAAATCTGCTACATAATGATCATTAGCTAAAGTCACTTCATATAGATCATTTACTTTTTTTAGCGTGTAGTCTTGGCCTTTGCTAAGGTATTTCGCCCCTTGCCCAATCCCAGCAAACGCATGTATTGGCTCAAAGTCCAAAAGGTATTTACCACCTGCTAATGCATTCTCAATGCGCTTTTCATTTTCAAACATTTTGAGCACCAATATATCTACTTTACGTAGCTTTTTAATCTTGTCGTAAAGTGAGTCATGTGAGTGTGGTGTACCGATCCAAAGCTTCTTTGCGCCGGGAAAGGCAATGTGTGTTTGTTCAGATAATCTGTAGGTAAGTTTTTCTCGGGCTTCTGGTGAACCCGTTGTTTTTGGTGTTTCAACGTCATCGTTTTGGATGAAGTGAGCGCGGTGACCTGTTACCCCCGAAAGAATTCCTTTAGCCAGCATAGTTCCATAACGGACATCATCTGTGCCAGCTACCCACCAGCGTTCAGTTTCACCTTTTTTTCTTTTGACTTCTGGATTGTCAACACAAAGAGGATGCTTTTCTAAGACTAACTTAGTCCCGTTACTACACTTATAGGCATCATCATCTGTAGTGCCTTGGTGGAGTATCTGTGTTTCGGGCCAGCAGTAAATAACCCATGCATTGAAAACATCCAGAATTGTAGATTTTGAATGCCCACGCGGCATCATGAGCAGTGCAGTACGGCCCTTGATATAAAAGTTTTCTAGGAAAATACAAACAAGGGCATGGAAATCTGGCACCTTCCACTTCTGAACATCCGCCCAAAGTAAAAAGAAAGCGAGAAAGCTGATTTTTGGTTTAGTCATCAGCTCATCCGTTGTCTAATTTTTTCTGCTTCAGCTTCTGCTTTTTTAATTAGATTTTGTTCATGTTTCTTTTGCGTATCCTCATCTGTACTAGCTGGCGGCAATGCCCCTCTACGATATGCCAATACTTGCTCAACTTTTGTGATAGCTGAGGCGCATTGGTTCAGCCCCTTGTAGAGCCACACTTTATTGCCACGGTCTTCAGGTGTTTCAAAACCACATTCACTTGCTGCATATGCAATTTGAATAAGGTCATCAGTCATTTTCTCAGTGAGTTCTTCTAACTCTTTTGTTTGATCATCACGCATAAAAAAGCCCTCGCATATAGTTCATATATACAAGGGCTTATGTAGTGGTATGTTGGGCGGTTTACAGCAGAGGCATGCAATTACTATCGTATGATTCTTTCATCTTTTTTTTAATTTTTAATCTCTTTAAATCTCCATCTGTAGCAACATCTGCATCATTAAGAATATTTGAAATTCCTGAAAAAATAACTCCTTTTAAAATATTCTTATCATTTATCAACCATGACTGGTGATACTTTGGGATATTGATATTTGTAGAATTCATATTCCTTAAATCATCGTAAGATTTCGATTCTCTTACCGCATGTTTTGCTGCATAGTCATCAATAAACTTCATTCCATTATCGAAAAATATTGGAGCATATTTTAATTCTCTTATATGATCAGATAACGCAGCACAATAAAGATTTTGAAGGCCAATGTTGGCATTATAGTGATCATCCTCAAAGTAATTATATGGCAAGCTATCACCCCATTTCTTAAACAAACTATTTGTTAATTCATCAAAATGCGTAATACACGTTTCATTACTGGAGATATCACAAAAGTCCGCACTATACCCAACAGCAACACTATATTCATCTGAATCAGCATGCACAAACTGACCAAAAGAAATTAATAAAAAAAAGGATATTAAAAGTCTCACTTAACCACCTCCTCTAACTCAATACCATTCAAACCTTCCAAGCCTTCTCCACTTTCCCACCATTGGCTACGGCCTTGCTTTTGCATTTTTCTTTTATACTTTTCTTGATAGTCAGGCGCAATCATATTTTGAAGATCATCAAACATTAAGCGGTTCATAACAGTTTTTGCGTACCATAAGTTTTGCCCAGGTATTTTTGATTTTGCCAACATGTACATTTGGTTGGTTTTGCTGGTTACATCTTTTCCATTTAGTAGTTGATTGGCTGTTCCGCCGGTAAGTTGGGCTAGTTTCACCATGTCGCCACCCATCGGACCTAATAAAAAATCCCTTCCATCACGTCCTGACGTATCTGCACCAGCTGCAACAATATCCCCCAAGAGAGTCATACCACCACCCTTCATCATTGCTTTTGTCATAAAGCTTAAAGCAACATCTGGATCATCGTCATCCCACATCGTTAGAGGATTGTTCCCATTTGCAATTTCACCCAACTGTAGTGACAAGGCACCCATTGCACTCATCCCCATAGCAAGAGGAATCATATAGGTAAATGGAGTTGGTGAGAATGCACCATCACGCAAAGCGCGCGTACCGTGGCGCATCAGAAAGGTTACAGGGAAGGATTTAAACTGCATCATTCCGCGTCCAAAAAACCCTAAAATTTCACCGCCATGAGTTTTACCATACAGCCTTGTACGCTCACGCAGTCCGGCTTCAATAACAGCCATACCCTGTTCATCTAAAACATGAGAAAAGTATTTTTTAACGGCTTGGTTTTTGACTTCTACTGGATCACCCAAGTGTTTTAACTGATCATCAGGGATGTTTAAAATAGATTGCGTAGTCATCAATGGGTTGCCTGATCCATCCTTCATTGGCTCTGCCAGACCCATTACCTCCCATGTACGTTCATCCAAGCCAACAGCTTTTAAAAAACTCTGATCTTTTGCATCCAGTTGCCCCCATTTTTTTTCTTTGGGCAAATTGGCGTATTTATTCATTAAGGTTTTTGACCAAGCCGCCTTAGTTGCGCGTGTCCAGGCGTTTAAGAGTGATGCGCGCATAATGGTGGATGCAGCGGTATTGGATACGCGTGCGACCTGACTGGCACGATCGTAAACGCTGGTCAGGTCTTCAGCTGCAAAACGACCTAATGATGATGTTATTTCATCAACAGCAATGCCCATGCTAAATGACAACTCCCTATCTTTGGGGTTAAATGGATTCATCTCGCCTATTAGATTACCCATAAGCTTCGCTACAGATAGATTGTGCATACGTGCCAGTTTTATCATTGGTGCTATATCTGACAGGGAAGCCAACAATGCTGAACCAAGCATTGTAGATACATTCCATGCACGGTAAGCCACACCAAAGGAGTTCAATGCTTCAATACCATGTCCCATTTCACGGTTTGCAAATACATCGTACATTGTTGTTGCACGACGAATTCCGTCAGTTAAGGCATTTGTTTTAATGCCATTTGCGTTATCAATACGTTTGGCTTCTTGTGCTAAAAGCTCAAAAGCACGGTTTGGATTGCTACCAAATTTCTCAACTAAGGCAATATTTTTTGCCATAGTATCAATATGCGAATCAATCAGATCAACAAATGGTAGCGCCCCATATTTTTGTTGCATCTCAAGCCATGCATCTGCATTCTTCCAATGCAAAACACGGGATTGACTCATACGGTTTGTAACTTTCCCGCCACCTTGGTGCATCTCGCCAACATTTAATTTATTTAGGCCATCTGTGGTAATTGATTCAAATGAATAACTGATCATCTCTTTTATTTGATCATTGGTTAATGGATTACCATCAACATCCACATACTTTGAGCGATCGATATTTTTAAGCGCATCATCCAACCACTGTTGTACCCCTGCGTCTTTTAACTTATCACCATGCCAAATCGTATTAAATCCAAAGTCATCACCAAGATCGCCAATATCGCCACCTGCCGCATTAAATCTTATGCGAAGGTCGTCATACATTTTCCCGAGTTCTTCTGATATCTGCTTTGCAACTTTATTACCCGTATCTTCCCCAAAACGCTCACGAGCAACATCGTTCATTAACTTTTTATCTGTCCAGATTCCTAAAGCACCTTTTATTTTGGTATAGAAATTCCACATATGGCGCTTTGTTTCATTAGCGATAACTTTGTATTCAGAATTTAATGATGTAATTCCAGACATGTCACCATTATGAGCAATCATCCGGTCTAAATTTTGATTTGCAGCAAGCCCGGGTGTCTTTAAGATTTCTAAACCTTGACTTCGTTTAATAATATCTTTGGCCAAAATCTGTTTTTTTCGTGCTAAATCACTTTGAATATCTTTAGCAACTTGCTCACTGGCTGCTGTCAGCTTGTCGATCTGACTCATATTGCGCCATTTATCTCGATCTTGACGTGCAAGATTAGTCATTGCCTTTGTTACGCGCTGATCAATTTTAGTAGCTTCTTGCTGACTTAATTTTGGTTTGCCAAGTGCTTTGGCTACAGCTGCTTTGCATTGGTCTTTCATAAAAAAATGCCCAGATAATTTTAGTCATCTGAGCATTAATTATGCTGCGGTTTGTTGTGTGCTTAATTATGTCCCGTACTGCAATAAACAATTAATCGCTGTTTGAGATGCAAGGATATCCATATCAGCTAATTCAGTTTCTTTTTTTAGTTGCTCCAATACATTTGAAGCTTTGGTTGTAGCTGATAGTTCATTGCCTGCTGGATCTTCAATGAATGTTGCTATATCCATATCTGGATTATCTTTTAAGATTTGCATCGCTGTAATTTGCTCTGGTGTATCACCAAATAAAGAACCTTGTCGCGGATCACCCATTTGTTCAATCTTATTTATCTCAGACTGAATATAGTCTGAAATCGCTTTAGAGCTGCGCTTGTTAGTATCAAACATATTCAAGAACTGCTTTGCACCATCACTCAAACCGTCATCGATAAGCTGGCCTTGATTTAAATAATCAGGCACAGTTTGACCATTGGCTTTTAGATCACTGAGCTTTTGCGCTGCTATAGCTAAATCTTTGGCAATAGTGTTTGCATGTCGCCCACCTTGCTTCATTAAGTCGTTCTGCTGTGCAAGCTGCGGTGCCACTCGCATAAGAGCATTTAGTAAGTTTTTGCTTTCATCATCAAGATTCTCAGACAGTCTTGCGACCAGATTGGAGTCTCCATAAGAATGATGAGCCACTGCTGCTTCAATGCGACGCTTGCCATCTTGGCTAAGTTGCTTGTCCTTGGTTATAAGATTCACACGCTCAGCTTCTGGGATGCCATGCAAGAACTGTTTTACAAACTCATGTGACTGGTCAAAGTTAATATTCCCATCCTGATTGAACTTCAACAGGCTTGTATCTGGGATAACATCGTTTCTTGCTCGCTCTGTTGCGCTGTAACCCGCAATATCCTGCTGATTGGCGACACGTGCAAATTCAACCTGATCAGCTTCAGACAAACGTCTGCGTACCAGTACAGGCTGTTTCATTCCTGAGATATCGATACCATTGTCACGCGCATATTGCTCAACATAGGCGCGATAATCGTCTGCCTTACCTGTTTCACTAGCTTTTCTAATCGCTAATGTACGACCATTGCCAGATTCAACCACGTTATTTAAATCAATAATTGGCGCACCATCAGAAACTCGGTGGCTATTGCCAAGCACTTCTGCTCTTAAATTATTCGCTATATTCTCAATCTGCATCTGTGATGCAGCACTCGAGCGGTCACGTGGCTGTAATTCCTGTGGGTACATTGCATTTAATGCACCGTTCATTTCATTAGACGCAACTAAGTCCGATAAATCCTCAATTTCTGTTAATAGCTCATAGCTGTCTCCATTGGCATCATAAGCGGTGCTGACACGGTTTGAGCCATTGCCACCATAACGCGCACTCACCTTATTCCATTTCTGTTCCCATTTGCTGATAGCCTGCCCGACAGTTAAGCCATCCATGCCGTTGTTCTTCACAATGGCATCAGCATGCTTTGAGTCATACTTACGCACTACATCAATCAGCTTTGCATCAGGATCAGCTTTTAATACCCGAGTTGCCCCCTCTGGACCAAGTAAATGACCTAGGTATTGCTCATGCGCTACTGGCTCACGCCCTAACTTCTTTGCAATATAGGAATTGGCTTCTTTCATGTGCAGCAATCCAACACGGATCTGCTCGTTAATATCCGTCCGATCACCACCACCCAAGCGTTTCCAAGAAGAATTAATAACCTGAAGAATGCCGTTGGCGGTTGATTTTGCATTCTGTGCCGATGCAGAAAAGTTCGCTCCACTTTCAAGGTGAGCAATAGTTAGTGCATCACTTGGGTTAATTCCTACTTGTTCAGCCTTTGTAGCTAGAAGCTGTCCATTACTATTTAGTATCGACTTATTTAGTTTTGGTCTTGCAATTGGCTCGGAAACATCTGAATGAGGCACATTAATAGGCTGTCCACTCATTATCTGTGCTTCAGCAACATTTCTATTTTGTTTAATTTTCTCTCTTGTCTCAATATCACTTGAATGAAGACCAAGCTCGTTGTACTCATCTTCAAGGCGCTTTGCTATAGCTGGTATAACTTCATCTTTTATTTCAGCAGTTGTTTGTGCCTCTTCTGGGGTTTGTTCTAATGCTTTTTTATTGCCACGTGAATCAAGATATGCCGTTCCTCGGTTAATTGCCCCGCCAAGAATTAATCCAGTCATTACGTTCTCTGTAGAGAACTCATACTCTTTTGCTTGTTTTTTATAGCCCTTGTTTTCCAGCAAATTTTCATTGATTGCATGACCTGCTTCAGTAAGCACTACTGGCGCCGCAACCAAGCTAGCATTTTTTAAAGCTCCAGCACCACGGTAAATAGGAACCGCCATTCCCAGACCATCTACAAAACCATCATTCCAAGACGCTTTTTGTGCAGTAGCTTCATCCACCCCAGAATCAATCAGCTTGTTATAAACATAGTCCTTAGTTGAAGTGCCAACAACATATGCACCACCAGCTACGCCTCCACCAATTGCACCTCGTGTTGCATAGTCTCCCAAACTATTAAGAATTTGAGCCCCCATACCATCACCTTCATTAGGACTATTGTCCTTAATAAATTGCATGGTATCTTTTTTGCCCTCTTTGTATACTCGCTCCGTATACTGCTCAAAAGTGCCTGTTTTAATCACTCCATCTTTTTCTACAGCCAACTGGTAAAGTTGTTGCTGTAACTTGCTATCTTTTGCAGCATCAAGGTTTTCTTCCTCTGTCCCCATCAACGAAACAACAACCTTCCCTAAGCCTGACTTTACGCCACGCTGAATAGCCGTAGATGATCCAGAAAAAAAGCCTGGCTCTTCTTTTAAATTTTTAGGATCAGTTGGTGTACCAGGACTTGCGCTTGGTTTCATACTTAGACTCAAGTCATAAGCATCCAAATCACTATCATCGTCATCTAATGCATTATAGGCTAATCCCATTGCTTATCTCCGCTTGTTCGTGACAATAATCATTTGAGTTCTACCATTCACATTCCATTGCTTACCATCTGCATCCAGCAGGTCATAAATTACATTTCGATCATATGTAGAACCTGGTCTTGCTTGTAGTCGATAGTTATCTTTTACAAAATCAGGAGATAAATTATGTTTTTTGGCAATTTGTTCAAAGCCCGAATTCACAGCAATTTCAAAACCACTATCACTCATCAAATAAGGTTTTTGAACCATCCAATCAGTGACAGTTCCATTTGCTGTTTTAAACTTACCCGTACCAAACCATGAGGTGTTGTGCTGCCGATACAGCCCACCAGTCGTAGCATCTAGGGCTTTATTAAATGAATCAGTATCAACCATATCAGTTTCACTCTTTTGATGATGCCCCGCCTCTGATTCAAAATAAGCGTAGGCTGATTTAAATGCTGACCAGTTGGCAGAATAATCACCGTCACCTGAAAGATTGCTGAGTTTACTGCGGTAATCAGTTTCCAGTGATTTCGGCGTAATTTGATTTCCTGCCTTAATTAAGCTCGCACCTGACAAAATAATATGGCCTGTGTTTTTACCATGGTAGACAGCATTATTTGCTACAGCTACAGCAGCAATGTTGTATATGCCATCACCACCACCAATGGTTTTGATAATCTCTTTTGTTGCACTCAATGAGAGTCTATTTTTTTGAGAACCTTTCATAATGCTAGCTAAGACATCTAATTTCTTATTAGCACTTGCCTTCTCAAAAGATTCCTGAATATCAGCTTTATTTAATGATGGGATTGGATCAAGGCTAATATTGGGTTCTATTTTCTTTGCTTGGTTTAAAGCATGCAAATTATTCACAATTAACCCCATTGTTCCTGCTGGATCTGATAAAAGCTGCTGACCAGTAAAGCCACTCACTTCAATTCCAAGTTTTCCTGCTGCCGATACGTTATTTGATTTCGCATCAGAAACATCTTGGTTATAACTACTACGATACAAATCTAAAAGTTTTTTTCTGTCAGATGCATTATCAGATGGAGTGTTTTTAAAATCGCGCTCTAATTGATCAAGTTTCACTTTCTTGTCATTAGTGCTCAGGTTTTGGAACTCTTGAATCTTTACATAATTTTCTTGTAGAAATTGGAAATCAGAATAAGCTGCTGTGCCCTCTGTCGCCTTGCCTATATTGGTCATGTACTCAAGATCAATTTTTCCACCTGACAATACATTGCTTTGGAGGGCATTTACCAATTTAACCGCATCAGCCTCCTTTTTGTTATGAGCTTGTTGCTCTTGCTTTTGAATACGCAAAATGCCACTTTGCGCAGAATGCATTACACTATTACGTGTAGACCCAGGAAGGCCGTCATAATTTCTTTCATCCTGAAGTTCATCGTAAATTTTTTGATAGTCTTGTACAGTTTTAGCACTTGCTAAGCGATAGCCAATATTGTTGCTCTGTTGTTGTTGCTTGTAGTTTGCGCGGAATTCAATCACTTCCGCTGGACTCAAATAGTCAGCGGCAGCATTAAAAGCATTTTCAACTAAGGGTAGAGCTGCCTCTTGGTCCCTCATTTTGGATCCATTCTCAAGTGTTAACTTAAGGTTAGTCCTTGCCAAATCTCCAGCCACATTGCGTCCAGTTTGATAGAACGTTCCAACCTGACCAGCGCCATATTTAACAAGATTTTCCTTATATCCCTGACTAACACTTGTTGGAAGCTGTGCAATGACCTCATCCATCTTCAAGCCATATTCTTTCGAAAATTCAAGATCAGCATCTGTGGCACTCATGCCACTGGCAACCTTTTGGCGATATTCTGCACCCATGTTTTCAGCATCTAAACCAAATTGACTAACAATGGTAGAAGCTGTTAAATCATCCTTCTTGATTTGATCTTGTTTTTGCTTTTCAGCAATCAGCCCAGCTGTATTGCTAACATTTTGAAGAGTATTGGCAAGCATGTTTAAATTACTTTGAGGCAAGCGTGTTTCTTGCACCTCCGGCAGTGCATTACCAAAGTTGCCCATAGGGATCTTTGCCATTATTTCCACCCCTTCTTAGCTGAAACACCTGCTGAGACCATGTTTAATGCACCAGAAGCCAACGCGGTATTTGCATTTTTACCGTACTGATCTGCCTGCGCCATTAAGCGTTGCGATGCGTTATAACCAGTCTGCCGTGCAATCTCTGCGTCATATTGACCTGCTTTTTCAATCTCATCATTAATCTTAAGCGCTGTACCTTCATTCACATCTAAACCGTTGGCTGCTGCTGCTGCACGTGCCATAGACTGTTGTTTGGTTTTCTGCTTAAGGATGCGTTCAGCTTCTAAACGACCTCTTGAAGCTTGCGCCGATGCGTCTGCTTCTGCTTGCTTCTCTGCTGTTTTAGATTGTGAATAAGCTGAATATCCCGCCAAAGCTGCACTTGCTACAGCAGCAGCGGCACCGACTGCTACCCAAGACATAATGCAATCTCCTTAGGTTTATGACCAATTGATGCAAGGAAAGCCTCAATTTCATGTTCAGGAACAATCACATCACGCTCAATGGCTTCCAAATCAGTTTCATTTGTTGGATGAATAGTCGCCCAAGTAGTATCTTGATGAAAGTACCCGATTCGCATTGTCCCAGCTTGAGAAACAATAATTTGTGGCGCTTCTAAGTACTGCAAACCTTCTTCAGTGATAATGGTTAAAGCACCCTTCATTAAAAAGTTTAAGTGAGTAGTGCGATGCATCTTGCTAATGCAGAAAGTTCCCGCTTTTGCATCCATCTGACGTGAATAAACACCTGGTGCAAAATGGTGTGTAATAGGGAAATCTGCTGGTTCAAGTTCACCAGATTCTAATTTTTGCTCAGTTTGTTGTTTTAAATCTCGCACCACGTCAATGTAGAGCTTGTTATGTATGTCTCCTAGAACATAGGTTAAAAGCTCTTTATTGTCTGGCGATATAACCTCAGTCATGGGCTAACTCCATATCAAGTACAGTCCCGTATTCGCGCAAGCCAAAATGCTTGTACAAACGAATACACCCAAGAGATTCAACGCCCGTTGTAGTGCCACACTGGATACGGTCAGCTTTAAGAATTTTTGCCCAATTGATAAAGGCGCTTACTAACATGTAGGCAACCCTTGTTTTTCGAAAATCTGGCTTGACGTACATCACATAATCAAAAGCAATTTTCTGATTGTTAAACCAATCCTTGCCAATCCCGCCTGCAAAACCACCGCAAAGCAAACCGTTATGCTCAACTACAAAAATCACCCCCTCTTTGAGCAACTTTTTAAAATGGTCTTCTGCTGATTCTGGGCAATAGTGCCGATTCTGGTAGTTTGGCGCCTCATCAATAAATGATTTACCAAACTCGACCAGTGTCGGAATATCGTTAAGTGTGGCAACACGAAGCTTCATGCTTATCGCTCATTAACTGAAATCTCTATAGCTAAAGCTTGCATGTGGAAAGGAAGTGGTTTGTTAAGTGATATTTTGATCTCTGTTTCGTACAGATCACCAAAGTCACCACCTTCGTAGATGTGACGGCCAGTAAATAGATTTTGTCCATCCATAGGCGTATGATTGAAGTCAAATAGCTCTAGGACTTCTCCATTAAATAAAGGCCCTAATGTCTTCATGAAAAAGAATGCAACGCGCTGAATTTTGGCTTTGGCAAGAATCGTAGTTGCGGGATTTTGAGACAACTCAGGCGGGAATAGGTCCACTAAACCTTCAAATGCCATTCCTAGTTGGATCTGTCCTGTTTCGGTATCATTGAGGATATTTAAGCTATTCCCTTCTTGCTCATAAGGTACTGTGTAGTAATAACCATTTGTTGTTTTAAGCAAGTCATACTTTGTCAAATATGAAATACTAGCAACACTAACAGCATTATTTGTAATGGCTACTGTGCGCTGTGAATCCATATTTGCTGCTTCGTGGATTTCTTCTAGACATGTTGCGCCATTCCGGTTAATCAACAAGAAACATTGATCACTACCCAATTTTGTAGGCAACGAACAAAGCGAAATTGCAGTCCCACCAAAATCATGTTGTGCCCACGCTAGCACTTCTTGGTCTCTGTTAAAGGTAATTGATGCGAGCTTTCCATCTCCAAGTTTGCACCAGACTAATGATTGCGGTTCTTGCTGGTATGTAATCTCGTCAATTCCACCGTGTTCTTCACCAATATGTGAAGCTAAAACACTAATCTCAGGTGATACAAGGCCGTCAACCTCATAACGATATGACAAAGCTCTTAAACGCTCACCACCGCGCTGTACAAACAATAATTCATTACCCACACGGCAAGGACGGGTAAGCGGATAAGCTCCATATGAAGTATGTTCATTGATCTCAACTGATGTTGGTGTGAGCGCACCATCAGCACTAATCATGTACTCACCACCAGAGGTTAAACAAACAACTCCGCGTGTCGCCTCAAGAAATAGAATTGAGTTGGATAGTCCAGAAGCGGAAACCACACTAAAAGCGTCTGCGTCTTCTGTTGTCTCTAAGAAGTTTGCATTTCCAGCTACAGCACTAAACCAAATCTTATTAGGTGACACCTTGGTATTAGCCAATACAAGGCGCTGCTTAAAGAATGTCACACATCTTGGATAGCCATTTGTTGCATTAAAAGCAGGTGGCGTAATGGTCCATGATCGTTCAATAGCTACAGTGTCAGATTCAAGTTCTTTTACAACTTCTGCCACAACTTCTTCAGGGCTATTAAGTTTGGTAATTTTGATGATCCCACCGTTCACATCAATATAACTTCCGATATCTGCACTTGTGAAAACTGCTGTAGCTGCCGCTGAATCTACTTCCAGCCAGTATGTTGGGTTTGTAGCTGGCGGCTTATTAGTGCTTGCAGCTAAGGCCTGATAATATTTTCCGCCATACCAAACAACATCGCCTTTAACGTAGTCAACTGTTTCCAACCAGTCTGGAACAGGTGTTAAAGCAAAGGTGATTGATGATCCTAGTTCTTTACCGCTTGGTGTCCCCTTACGAAATGGGCTTCGTGCACTCTCATCATCAAGTGGCGGATGAACAAAACCAAATAAAGCCATCTCCCAATTTGTATAGTCCTCAGAACATCTAAACCGATAAACAGGCACTTGGTTGTGAGTCATAAACATACTGTACCGGTACTGCACAAATTGAACTTCATTTACTTGCGCAGTTGTATAAGGAGAGCTAAGCGTAGTCACAATTGTGTAGGTGCGTGGGTCATAAACAACCAGTTCATTATTTTTGAAAATTAATAAATAGGTCTTGTCTGAGTTCACAACAAAAGGGATTAGACGCAAAGCCCCCGTAAAAACAGTTTTAAAGTATGTACCTGGTCTTGATTTAACCCCACCCTCAACCAATGGAATCACATTGCGCAATTGACGTGCGCCATTAGCATACTGTTGAATATCGGTGCGTGTAGTTAGATAAGGTGATAGCTCACCCGCGCTAAAGTTGTTTTTTAAGATTGAAGTCTTCATGGGTAGCGCACCTCAATCAAACTTGCCTCACCTTCTGCAAAGTCTTGTGCTGGTCGTTCTTGACCATTGATAGCCCTAGCCTGCTTAAGCAGATTCATTAATTTTTGATATGCGCTGTCTGATTCCGCTTGGCTGCCTGTAATTGGTTTAGCGATTTTGGAGCATAGATATAGCGCCATAGCCTCAGCGAGTAAGGAATCCCATGTTTCTTCGTTATCATTGTCATAGATGTACACCAATTGAATTGAATCTTGATTAGATAAGATGTGGCGGTTTTCAAACTCATAACATTGAGTATTTGGATCAAAGACACGCAAGAAATCACGCGGCAGTGGGAATGCATTTTTATAGCCGAATGTTGGATGTGTTGTAGATGGGGCTAACACGACACGTTTTTTTGCACATGACCATGGATGCATTCGTAATAATGATTTACGTGTAGAGTCATACAGCACAGCACATCGGCGTGCGTTCTCTGTATTTTCATCAAAACTTTGAATTGACTTAGCGCCACATAGGTTTAGCGCCTCATTGCAGATGCTTATATTTGTGGTAGTCATAAAGAAAAAACCTCAACCATTTTAATTATGTTGGCTGAGGTTTTGAGTTGATTTGTTGGGTGTTAAATCATTCTTCCAAATACTTTTCTACTAACTCATCAATATCACGAGCACGCTTGCTCAATGCTTGCTTAGTATCATTTGGAATTCTTGGGTCAAGCCCCATGCCACGCATAAAGTTTGCTACTGATTCTAGCTGTCCAAGTAGCTCCTCTTTTAACTCTTCAACATTACTCATTGTTATTCCTTTCGCTACATTTACTTTGTTAAAAAAGCACCCCACCGCCTGCCCACGGGTGGGGTGAAAGCACTTACACGATGAAATCGATCTGCACTACTTTTTGCTCGTTTGCACGGCCTGCACCATATGATGCAATACCGCCAATTTGTTTAACGTTTTTCTTGTCTGGACGAGTAGCAATATCAAAGTTACTGATAGAGTTACGACCGTAGTGGACTGCACCTTGCGCATAAGCAAAGGTAGTTTGGGTTGTTACTGCTGGATCACCAGCTGTTACTGATGTGATGTCTTCATATGGAAGCCATAAGAAGCCAGCCCATTTTTTCGCAACATCACCATCTTGGATAGCTTGAATTGTTTCTTTATCCCAACGAGTCAGTTCATCATCCATAAGGATTTGAGCCAACATTTCAGAGTTATAAATCATATAGAGCGGCAAATTGTCACAATGGTTTTTGCGGAACAACTTACGCGCCTGAACAATTTTTGCTTTGTTCATTGGTGTTGCAGCGGCAGCAATTTTTTGGGTTGCTGGTAATGGAGTTGGCGTATATGTTTCGCCATCAACTGTTTTGCGCTGAATCGACGCACCAAATGCATTAAAAATAATACGATCACGTTGACGCATTTCAGCAGCTAAACAAGCTTGCATGTATTTGTTAGTGGGATTTGCTGAAAGTTTTGGCTCATCACGTGGTTCAATAGGTACGAATAAATCGTAATCCGCCATAGTTGCCAAGCGCGTACCAGATTCAGGCACAGACCATACAGTATCCCCAAAACGTGCACCTGATGGCAGCATTTCAACCAAGCCCATATCATTGATTGTGAATGACGAGCCTTGAATCGGGCCACGATCTTCCACGCCTACTTGCAGCACTGATTTATCTTGTTGGCACTTTACTTCAAAAGTATCGTGAAACTGACGCTTAAATGCTGCGGTGATCATAGCGCCATTGGTTGCCATATCTTGAGCCATAACTCAATTACTCCTTAGTTTTCAACATATTGTTTTGCGTACCAACGGCTGACCTGTTCAGTAACACGTTTGTGGTCAGGATGCGATGGATTACCGTACGCTTCACTTCGCATTAATTCTTGAACATCCTCTCCACTACTTTGTTGAGCGTTTTGAGGTGGCACATCTTCACCAAGCTGCTTACCAAAATGGGCAAGTAATTTGATGACAGTAGGGTTATTACCAATTGTTGGGTTTTGGATTTCTTCACCTGATAGACCAGCGGCTTGAGCTGCCTTCATAGCCAATCCAATGTTTGCCTGAGTCTCTGCACCCCACTCTTTTTGGAGTGTTTCTTTGCATGTCTCAGTTTGCATTTGGGACATCTGAGCCATGACTTCAGGAATGATCTGGTTGTACTTGTTCAGCACAAAGCCAAGCTGCTCGTTTGATAGACCTGCTTCATGAGCTTCTTTCAGGAACTCTTTGTTTTCATCAATTGCCTTAAACTCGTCAAAGTTAAAGCCTTCAATTTCAACGCTGTAATCGTCTGGCGTTGCTACTGTTGCAGGGGTAGTAACTTGCTCAGTTGCTTGCTGACCTTCACCACCTTGGCTTTCTTGACCACCAAGAAAAGTTGTATCTGTCGTCTCAGTGGCTTCAGTAGTGGTCGTTGTTTCTTGGGCTTGTTCAGTTGTCATCAGTAGTTACCTCAGATTGATTTTGTTGATTCGTTGTTGCTTTGTTTGCTTGGATGATGATGTGATCGACTACAAACTTTTTACCCGCCTTAAAGCAGGTCTCACGGTCAGCGTCATGACCACCCCGCGTATAAGACACACCGCCAAACAGATTGACTAAATCGTCTAGGATGTCGCGGCCAATAGGATTTGCTTCAAATAGCGTGTAGTAATCCATTGCAGTAGGTTTGCGCGGATAACGTTGTCGAATTGCCTTATCTGCAACTAATGGCGCTTCTTCTTGTTTTTCTTCAACCCGCTCAAGTGCTGCTAACTTCTTGCGTGTTTCAGCATGATCACGGACTTCATCCCAGTGCTTTTGGGTAGCTTTCTCTAGGGCATTTTGTTGAATAGCAATAATTACCACCAAGGCGAACATTGCAGCTATGAAAATTAAATAAATCATTGCATTACCTCGCTAGCCATTCCTGTAATTAGGCTTGGATCCTGTGTGACAGCGGCTTTTGCACCATCGGCAATGACACCGCCCATTTGTTGGGCCATTTGTTGTTGCATGGCTTTTTGTTTCTCTTCTTCCATGGCTTTTTGACGTGCCGTACGTAGCTGGTCCACTTCTTCATCAGTACGTAATATTGATTGCGGAACACCACGACCACGGGCCACTACATTTGCTGCTGCATCTAAATCGACAACATCCAGTACTGATTTATCCACTTGAGCGAATTGAGTAAGAGCCACAACGAATTGTTCAGTTGCAATGACTTCATCTAGACGCTGAGCACGTGCCAAAGGTGAAATAAACTTGAATGAAAGGTTTGCACCCCATAACTCACGTGGAGGTGGTGGAAGCACACCAGAGCGCAAAGCAAGACCAAAGCAACGATCAAGCAAAGGCATTAAGAATTCAGATTGAAGACGGCCATATAACGGGCCTAGTTGCTGTCGAATGATTTCTACACGAGTATTAATCTCAGTAGCTGTCATTTGCTGTGTGCCAATAGGCGGCAACTGATCAGCCATTAGCTTTTTACGGATGCCATTTTGAAGACTGTTAAGCAGATACTCAGCGATTTGGAAATTAACGCCATCATCAAGGCGCTTCATTGAATCAACACTATTGGCTACAATAACTTTACGTGGACCAACCTTAAGTGTATGAGGGTTTAAGGTGCCATCATCTTCGGCAATCCACATGCCGCAAATCTGCATATCAGCTGCGCGCAATGTTTGTCGCACAAGCTCATTACACGTCTTAGCATCTGGTAATGCCACTGACATTTGACCGTTGCCATAAACTGAATTTGGCAAGCGTCTTAAGCGCGGAATAGAGCATGGAAACTCTTGATAGCCCGACTCTTTTAAGATGATTTGATGGTTCAGATCCACATGATATGAAGCGAAAGCCATATCAGTGTTTAATTGCCCTGCTCCTTTAGTTTTGCGTGGTTGAATGACATGTAATAGCTTGAATCTGCGCTCTGGCTCTGTACGTGCTGCATTAACAACATCACTTGCACACTTGTCTTCACCATAAGCATTGATCATCGCTTCTGCAGTCATCTCATGTTCACGGTAAATGATGTCTACAACACCATTAGGACGGCTTGAACCAATCCAACATGAACCAATAGGCCATGACTCAAATACATAGCCACCGCCTTCTTTGTGGTCGATGTCAGTGTAGAGAACGCCCCAGCCTGCAACAGTTACATCTGTAATAGTTTCAAAGGCTTCACTGTCAAAGTTTGCAGCGTGGATATTGCGCCACATGAATTGACAAACTGTTTCTAACCAACGTTCACCATCTGTGAGCTGGGAAATGTCATCAACGCCATCGGGTGCAGCCTGAAACCAAATAGAATTAGCAGGCGTTACACCTGACATGATCATTGACACAAGTAGTTGAATTGCTTCTGCTGCTGTTGAATCAACTAAATCTGCGCGCTCTTTTTCACGCTGTGATTTTGGATTATCACCAATGAATGATTGTTGACGCTCTGGTGCTCCATACTTATAGCATTCACCCCAGTGCGCCTCATGAATAGATCGGCTGAGCTTCATTTGCCCAAACCGAGCGCATAACTGCTTAGCCTGAATATCCATCAACCACCGCCTAATGTAGTTTTATTATTTGGAACAGTTGAGTTCATTGAGCTTGCCAAGACGCTGTCTTGCTTAGCCAAGTTACGCTGAGCCTTCTTTTTGTTGGTCTCTTGCGTAGCTTTTTCAGCAGCCAATTGAGCTTCTGCTTCTGGATCGCTTTGAACGACTTTAGGACTTCCGCACATGCTTAGTCCTCCGTCCAAACGTGGCCCTTGCCTTCAACAAGCTTGAATCGGCCTTTTGCTTTAGGCGTAGCAGGTGCATTTGGTGATTGAGACAAGATCGCGTCTAGCTTTTGCTCTAGGCGTGTTTGACCTTGTAGGATTGCACTCGCCCAATCAGGAATATCTGTTTGCGTTGAACGTTCGGAATCTTGAGGACCAAATAAGATTTCAGACAAAGCCGCCTCAGCCTGATCTTGTGTAGATGTGTCTTGGTTTACTTCTGGTGTTGGTGCTTGTTGTTCTTGATTCGGCCCAGCAGTCACACCCGGTGTTTTAATTTCTCGTTTAGCAGCCATGAAAAAGCCCCATTCGTTGTGAATAGGGCTAGTGTTGTGTTAATTAAGTTGGGGTTTGTTGGGTGATTAATTCACGATATTTATTAAATTAGCAGGCATACCATTATCTGCATGACATAAGAACACCCATTCACCATTATCATTTTGCACATACACTTCCAAATCACAGATGATTCGGTAATACACTTTTGACAAATAGTGTGTTGCCCCCTCTGGCTTATTCTTCATAATTTCATAAATATTCATAATACAATCCTCATCTCATCACAATAGATACACAAATACGCCTTATAAATCCAGCAGTACTGGTACTCGTGTTTGCAAGCCTCTTTGAATGTGGTCATTGGTCATGCTCCCAAAACTTAGGTTGCCCAAGTCTTTTCCATTCTTCGTAGTGAGCTGGGCAAACATGCACATCATCAACAAAGTTGCCATCCTCATCTTTCATTGGCACTTGCTCTGCTAGCTTGTACGCATGGACATTGCAAAGCACACCATCACAAGTTTTTCCATTAACTGGATAATCGCAAAGCCAACTGCCTTCTTTCAGAATCGTTTCAGAGCAAACATTGCAGCAATATGGAGCAATCCACTTTGGCGACAAGGTGGTCCATACATAACGATTGTTTTGATCAAGGTAAGTTATTGGCATCCTTCCCCCTTGAGCGCTTGCTCTATCTCTTTAAATCTTGCACAAACATACTTTGCAGGCTCACCCACAATTACAGGCTTTTGCATTAGTTCTAGTGCCGCTTCCACCCGCTTTTGCAGCTCCTCCACTTTCGCTTGCTGGTGCTGCCATGAACCAAAAGCAATTTTCAAAACCTTTGCAGCATTTCCAGAATCAGGGTTATATGAACACTTCGATAAGAAAGTGTTTTTCTCTACATCAAAGTAAGTTAGATCTAGATAGTCCTTACATTCTGGATAGCTATCTATGAACCACCCTTTAAACATTAGTAGTTGTTGATTATCCATCTCAAACATCCTTAGCTTTGCAAAGCGGGTTAATTAGTTCAAAGTTATTAAGAACCCATTGATATGTAGACCAATCCATTTTTACACCATGATTTAATGCATCAGACTTCAAGTCATTTAGGTCTTGAATTGTGAAAATTCTGCGTGTTGGCCTAAATGATCTATAGCCCCAATAAACACCTAGATATCCATGAATGTTTGATAAAATTAGGCGGCTAGAGCCACTAAATACACCCAATACAATTCCATCCCAATAATCAAATTTCATAATCACTCTCCACTCACTTTGTAGTTTGGCGAAATGTGGTTTTCTATGGGGAAGTCGTCGCCCATATCTGCTATCGGTTTTACCGAGGTTTGATCAATGCGGTGGCCTGCTGCTATTTCTTCGGGGGTGGCGTGCCGAATATCAGATTCAAATGAGTAGCTTTTTCGCCCATTTGGCATAAGCTGAACTTTTGTTATTGATCCTGATATCTCATAGATTTTGTACAATCCTCTGTTTGAAAACTTAGGATGCACTACATAATCCCCGACTTTAAACTCACTCATGGCTGGCTCCTTTTAAATCAGGCAGCATCTCTAGACACTCTTCGATGTAATCCGAATTGCCACCCAAGTAACCGTCAGAAAAGTCTTGATGGCAGAAGAAATCAGAACCTAGTTCAATAATCTTTTGACGCTGCTCAGCAGGAACTAAGAACAGCCATTCCGTTTCACAAAAACCATTGCCACGCAATAATTTAAGGTCTAGAAGCTCATAGCCCTTTTTGCTCAATTCTTTTTTAATATACTTAGTGCTCATTGTTCTTCTCCGTATATTGATTCGTGGTCTTTGATAGCGCGCTCCAATCTCACCCAGAGATCAACACCTTCTGCATCTGATGGTCTGAGCTTATAAACTAGCTTTGCTCCACTAATACCTTCGTGAAATTCGATAATGTCCAAAGACTCCACCAGACGATTGAGGAAACTTAAAGGAATCAAATGCTGTGTCTCATACTCATCCATGTATGTTTTGATTAGCTCGCCACCACCGAAGCAGAACCAGTCAAATCTTTCCTGCTTGAAGTAGAAATCACCATCAACATTAAGCTCGTAGTGAGTTGCATCTTCTGGCGCCATTTCTAAAATTTGCTTAGCCTCTGGCAACCCCTGCTCACGAATAAACTGCTCTGGTTTCATTGTTGTAATTCCTCATCTAACTGAGCAGCAAATACGTCTAGTGTTTCAAGTAGATCAAGCTGCCCAATATCGTATTTATATGTTTGCCATTCGCCTTCACGTGGTACGCGTTCTAAGCCTGTCTGCTCTTGCCACAGCATGATGAATTGCTCACCGTGTATGTACTCTGGAATGGATCCAGTAGACCAAGAAGAAACAGTGCTGCCACCCGACACATCAAGGACGTATGCAATCTTTTCGTGTGACCATCCAAGGTTGCGTAAATCTAGAATCATGCGGTTAAAGTCTGGACGCTTATAGCCACGTCTTTGAACTATGAATTTCTTCGCTTTTTTTCGAGCATTGATAAAACGCGCGCGTGCGCGAGGATCATTGGTTAAAGCATTTCCATCAACTCGCATGTTCACCTCGTTCTCCTAAAACTCTCTTACATCCCAAGCATTGTTTCTTTCATTCCAATGCACTGATTTAAAAGAAAAAGGATATAAACTGGCTGCTACTTTAATTTTTACTAAAGCATCATCTTTCCAGTGACCTTTCACTTCATGCACTTGCAGTTCAAAATCTTTGGTCATCACGAAAAAATCAGGTTTGTAGAACGTCTTATCCGCCAATCTCAAATTGATACAATCGAACTTGAACCAAAGGATTTCGCCTTTCATTTTTTTGCTTTCTAGGTGATCGTTATATTTACGCTCTGTTTTGTTCATAGCGCCTTGTTTTAATCTTCCTAGTACCCTTGCATCACTTTTGCTCTTATCGAGCTGTAATGTGCGTTTTTGTGCGTTATTTCGCTTGTTTTGGATTGCTTCTAGCTCCTGTTCAGTCATTCTCATGAATTAACCCTCGCATCTGCCCAATTGCATTCGATGATGGTTAGTCCACCGTGTTGCAGACGTGACCAAAGACGATCACCTAAATCTGTTTTGAGTTGATCAAGCGTCATGTTTGAAATGATCATCGTTGCTTTGCCAGCGTCATAGCGTGAGTACAAAACCTTGTGTACTGGCTCTAAGCGCTTATCACGGTCATGCAGTCCGTATTCATCGAGAATCAACAAGTCATACTCGGTGTAACGTGCAATGGTGTTGCGTTCGCTATCGTCAGTTCTTGACCATGCACCCATGATGTCTTGTGCTAAGTTTTCGCTCGTGATGTAGCGTGCATACTTGCCTTTTGCCAAAAGTGTTCTTGCTGTTGCACATGACAAATGTGTTTTGCCTGTTCCAGTGTTTCCAACCATCACAAGATTCGTCACATCGCCATTCACGATTTTTTTTGCATAGCTTGCAGTTTGAGTAAGTGCGATTTTCTGCCCTGACAACTGAGCGTTGTAATTTCTAAAACCTGAATTTTCGTGTCGCTTAGGAATCATTGCCCCAGCGAAGTGTTTTTTACGTACAGACTTTTGAACTTGAATCCCATGTTGTTTGTTTGACGCATTCACAAACTCAATTGCGCAGATCGGACATGATTCACGGTTGAACATTTCGATCATTGGAACGTTGTGTTTTTTACAACGTGCTTGGGTTTGCACAATCACCTGGTTAAACATTGCGTTCATAGCATCCAATCCTCCAACTCAACTGGCTCAACTGGCTCAACTGGCTCGTAATTCGTTTGAACGTTTGCCCAAGCTTGGTTTACGTTGCGAGAATCGATTTGTTGCTGTGGTGCTGGTTTACGAGTTGTGAAACTGCGTTTGATCCACTTGACGAAATTTGAATACATTTGAGTTTCGGTGACTGAACCCGATTCGATTTTCGTTGAGTAATACCCGTTGATCTCAATCAGCCAAGAATCGATTTCCTGTTGAGTCATTTTTGCGATGCCTGATCGTTGCAACCAAGCGTTCAAAGTTTGTATTTCAGGTGTCCAAAGTTTGAGCACTGAATCGACCTGATTTTCACCACACATATTTTCTTTAAAGTTTTCTTTAATATTTTCTTTTGTAGTGTCCCCATTTTTGGGAGTAGTCCCCTCCCCATTTTTGGGAGTAGTCCCCTCCCCATTTTTGGGAGTAGTCCCATTTTCAGGTAGTACCTTATTTTGGGATTGGTTTTCTAACAAATAATAGGTGTTTAATCCGCCAGTTTTGCGCTCAACCTTGATTAAATTTTTCTGTTCAAGCTCTTTAATTGAGGCATAGACTTTGTCAGATTTTTTTATTCCACATAGTTCCTGAAACTGGATAGTCGCAATCTTGTTGGAAGCTTTATTAAAACCTGTAGTCTGACGAATTATCAGCATCAAACATTTGAATGCTTTGTCACTTAATTGCGCCATTATTTGCTCGTCAATTAAAGAATTCGGCACTCTTGTATAGCCTTCATCTTTCTTTGACATATCTTGTCGCTCTTGTTTTGGAAACTCGATAACTTCACCTTGTGGGCTATCATGTTTGTGTGCTAAATTCATGTTTCAGTTCTCTTTCATTGCTTTGCAGTGGAATGGCAAATAAGGCTCAATTGGTTGCGACAATTGGGCTTTTTTTGTGCCTGTGATTTATGCGGATTTGGTGCAAACTCAAGCTCGAATGGCTCAGGATTTCTTGTATCTACGGTAACTGTGGTTAGATCGAACTCAGCCTGTAGACTTTGAAGTAACTCCTGAACCTCACGGATTACATCAATGCCACGCTCTCTCATTACTTCGGAAACAGTTTGTTTTCTTGATCTAGCGATTCGTTCTAAAAGAATTTTTCCCTCATCCGTGCATTTAAACGTGATGCTTGCAGTTAGTTTTTCTGACATGGCATCACCTAAGCAGCGGTATGAACTTTTTGCTGATGAAGCTTTATTAGCCCCTGAGCAATGTGGTGCGAAATGCGCTTCCCTTTTTTTCCAGTTTTTAAATCGCTGATGTAGTTCTGAGAGCAAGGAACGACTTCTGCAATTTCTTGCTGGGTCATATTCCCTTTCTCTTTGTCCTGCAACTCGCTAATGATTTGACTCCAATTAGTCATCGCATTTTCCAAAAAAATTGTCATAGAGATAATTTATCGTGATTGCGATATTTAATCAACCGCCATTGCGATACTTTTTTCGATCACAATAGCGATATTAAGTAAAAGGAATATAGAAATGTCTGTAGGTGATCGTATTCGTTCATTACGTAGAGAGAAGAAATGGTCTCAACCAGTTCTTGCTAAACAGGCTGGTGTTACACAATCTACTATTTCAGATTTAGAAAATGATAAAAAAAGTACGTCTGCTGCAAATATGCAGGCGATTGCAGAAGCTTTAGGTACAACAACAAGTTATTTAATTAATGGCAGCTCAAAAGCTCAAGTGGCTAAGGTAGAGGCATGGGATTCATCTACACCACTTGAAGATGATGAAGTTGAAATTAAATTTTTTAAAGATTTTAAAGTTGCATGTGGTTCTGGAACGGTTGGAGAAGCATTGGAAAGTGAATGGCGTAGATTGCGTATTTCAAAATCTACTTTGAGAAATTTGGGGATAAGCAAAGATAATTGTGTTGCAATGACCGCTGAAGGTAGCTCTATGAAGCCTACTATCAATGATCGCGATACTGTCTATGTGGATTTGGGTCGAAAAATGGTAAAAGATGGCAAGGTTTATGCCATTTGTCATGGCGGGCTGTTTAAGTTCAAACGCTTATATAATCTACCTTTTGGAGGTATTCGAGTAACAAGTGATAATTATGAAGAATATCCTGAAGAAAGATTGACTGCTGAACAAATTAAAGAAGAAGAATTTGAAATTATTGGCTGGGCATGGTCTTGGCAAACAACTGAAACTTGGTGATTTTATGAAAATAATTAATGCAATTGTTGGATATATTATGTTTTGGTTTTCCCCCAGGTCTTTGGTGAGAAAATCACTTCACGGGTATCTCTTGCAGTTAAATGTCAGATTACCTAAAGAAGTTACTGATCAAATTGCCAATAGTATTTATTTGAAATATTCGAATAATGTTAAATTTAATAAAATTCTTAGGAAAGAATCAAAGCAGAAAGAGATGAATATTATGTGGAATATGATTGAATATGAAGCATTATTTTTAAAAGATTTATTGTCAGAATCTTTTTGTGTTGTCCATAAAGATGGTCATGAAAATACCATATCAATTTTAAATAAATACAATATTAAAATGCCTAACCTTAGGTAAAAACACAGATTTAATGCCGCTTTTAGAGCGGCATTTTTTTTTAAAAAAATTAATAATATCTTATTTGCGATAATTTATCGCAATCGCTATTGACATAGATTATCGTTAATGCGATATTTATCTCACAGACAACAAAAAAGTCCCTAACATTCGACCGACGGGACTTTTACTCAAAGAGTGAGATGAGTATGAACATAAAAACCAATTTGGTCAAATCAATCGGCTTTGCAGGCGTAGTAAGTGCATTAACTGCTGCTTATGCCTTCACCCCAGCTAACAAAGAACCTGTAACGGTTGCAGCTCCTTTCAAAGTTGAATCAATCGACCCTGAAAATGAACAAGCAGTACTTCAAACTGCAAATGAAAAGTTCACTTTAGAAGTTGATTTTGATGCTCAGTACTCAATTGATGGCAACGGCTATCAAGCTTGGCGTGAAGTTGAAATTAACGAGATTAAAGACATTCGCGTTTATGACGAAGATGGCGAGGTATTGGCTTACGTTGATCGTTTGGACGTAGTTGAGATTAAAGATCTTATCGAATCAGGGATTAGAGAGCGCATTTAAGCGCTCCATGGTGAATGTTATGAATGCACATCCTGAAATTATCGAAGTATCAAGACTTCAAGCTCTTATTAAAGATTCTGTAAATGCCCTGCTCCCACTTTCTAGTGAGAAAGATACAGTCATCACTGATGGCGGCAATTGGATTCACTTGCGTTATGTGGGCCGAGGTACTGAACAAATCCAATTAGAGCTAGGTGATCAGTTTTCTATTAAGACAAAAATCGCCTACTTAAGTGAAACGTTAAAAAGATTAGCAGAAATTAGAAATGAGTTGAGAGGTGGGTGATGGGAACTAGACATTTAATTTGTGTGCAGCACAACAATGAATACAAAGTTGCAAAATACGGTCAATGGGATGGTTATCCAAGTGGTCAAGGTGCTGGAATATTAGAGTTCTTAAAAGGAGAATTTAACAAAGCTCTTTTTATTCAGAAGCTAGACAACATCTTTGAACCTACCGATGAGCAAGTTAAAGCTTGGTACAAAGAAGCTGGCAATACTCGTGATGATGGTTATGTCGACTTTGAAGTATCTAAACGTTTTTCAGCTAAATATCCTTCTTTTTCACGTGATGCTGGATCAGATATTTTGGGAATTATCCAAAATTCTGAATCACCTATTCCGATGCGCAAATATCTTGAATTTGCTGCTGAATCGCTATTTTGCGAATGGGCGTATGTAATTGACCTAGATAAAAATACTTTTGAAGTTTTTCAGGGCTTCAATAAAACCCCATTAGATAGCAGCGAAAGATTTGCATCTGTTACTTCACCAGATAGCAATGAAGGTTATTACCAAGTGAGATTCTTAGAATCATTTGATTTAGACAATTTGCCATCTGAAAAAGACTTTATTGCTCAGTTAGAACGTGAAGAGAATTAGGAGAAGATTATGAATGCGCCAGTAAATGGAACACTTATTACTACACAGATTGCAAACGTTGCTGAAACTCTTGGCTTGGTAAATGTTAATCCACAAGAGTTAAAGGAAACACTGATTCAAACAGCTTTCCGCACTGAAACACCTGCAACTGATGCACAAATGGCTTCTCTTTTGATTGTTGCTGGTCAATACAAGCTGAACCCGTGGACTAAAGAAATCTACGCTTTTCCAGATAAAAATAAAGGGATTATTCCGGTTGTTGGCGTGGATGGTTGGTCTCGAATCATTAACGGAAACTCTAATTTCAACGGTATGGAATTTAAGTTTTCTGAAAATATGGTTCAGATGGAAGGCGCGAAAGTTGCTGCACCTGAATGGGTTGAATGCATTATCTATCGTAAAGACCGCGACCACCCTACTGTTGTTCGTGAATATTTGGCTGAGTGTTATCGCGCACCATTCAAGTCTAAAACTGGATATGTTGTTGAAGGACCATGGCAGAGTCACCCTTCTCGCTTCTTGCGTCACAAGGCAACTATTCAATGTGCACGCTTAGCCTTTGGTTTTGTGGGTATTCATGATCAGGATGAAGCAGAACGTATCGCTGAAAGTGGACAACCTATTAAGGATGTGACTAGTGAAGTGCCAGAAGGCTACCAAGCCTTTGAAGATGAGCATTTGCCTACACTCAAATCAGAAGCTCAATACGGCACTGAACGCTTGCAAGCTGCTTATGTGGCAATTCCAAAGGGAAATCTTAAAAAGCACCTTTGGGAAGTTCACTCAATTAGCTTAAAAGAAATTGCTCAGTTTGCAGACCAAGCTTTACAGCGCCAAGGAGAAACCTATGAACATTCTCCAGCGTAGTGAAGATTGGCACTCGGAACGCTGTGGCAAAGTCACAGCAAGCCGAGTAAAGGATTTAAATGCAAAGCCTAATAAGGGCAAAGCTTTAAATGCATTGGGTTTAACAATTCTAGCTGAGCGCCTCACTGGCGTTCAGAAGGAAATATTCACAAACCAAGCTATGCAATGGGGTATCGATAACGAGCCTCATGCAATAGCAGCTTATGAAAATGAAACGGGTAACTTTGTAGTTGGTACGGGTTTAATTGACCATCCTTTCATTGAAATGTTCGGAGCTTCACCGGATGGGCTTGTAAGTGATAACGGGCAAATCGAAGTTAAGTGCCCAGACACTACAACGCATTTGAATACCCTTCTGACTAAGCAGGTACCAGATGAGTACATCCCTCAAATCACTAGTCAATTGGCTTGTACTCGTCGTGAATGGTGTGACTTTGTGAGTTATGACCCACGTCTGCCAGAAGGACTACAGATCATTATTATTCGCGTCTTTGCTAAAGACTTGGCTATCGAAGCATTAGAGCAAGATGTTCGTAAATTCAACAAAGCTATAGATGACGCAATTAAAACACTGAAGGTGGCAGAATGAACGACTGGCAAATATTAAGAAGTCGGTATGGCAGCAACCGAAGTTATAAAAACCGTATGGCTCTTAGCACATTCGAACTAGAGCACTTTAAAGAATGGCTAGTAGATCAAGGCGCAGACGTCTACAGCAAGACCGAACAAAACGAACTTTTGAGATTTAGATTAAACGGCCAATTAGGTATTTGGTATGAATCAGGTTCTGGAAACCTACTAATGCATGATTTGGCAGATAAGTATATGGAGACGGCAGCATGAAAAAAATTGAATTAAACACAATTAGCGGTACCTCTGACCAAATCGCTGAGGAAATCTTTAAGAAGATTATTAGCCCTATGGTTGATGAAATGAATAGCCAAGATAAAGACTCAGCAAAGGTTTTCACATTCTCAGTAATGTGGCTTGGTATGGCTCTATATGCTGCTCAATTTGAACCGCACAATGCCAAGAAAACAATTCAATTTAGTGTTGATCAGTTCATGCAAACGTTCGACAAATTCAATAAAAGACCGAGCTAAGGAGCAGCAGCATGACAGATTTGAATAAGGAAAGAGAGGCATTTGAGCTATTTGAATTAAATAAAAGACCCTGCGCTACTCCGGCAAGCTTATTCGAAAGATTTGATTCAAATGACCTTGGCGAAGATGAACAGCACTATGTAGGGAGATATGTTGATAGCTACATGCAAGAGAAGTGGGAACTGTGGCAAAAAGCCAAAGCTCAGGCGGTGCCAGATACTCAACAAAAGCTTACTGATACATATTATTTGGAAGGCTCAGATTATGTAGTTGATTGCCCTTTCGAATATGACATTGAAATAGATAAGGGAGAAGTGCTTGAGTTGCAAAAATGGCAACGTACTGAGTCAACAAAAGTATATTTTGCAAATATCTATAAAGATGAAGATAACTTTGAAATTCTTCAATTCGCTTCAAAAGCCGAAGCTGAAAATGCAGTTGCAGAAAACTTGAAGTTTTTAGAAGCAAGCGAATCGGGGGCTGAGGGATGAGTAGAATTCACGCATTGTTCGACAAGGCTTTCAAAGACGGTGGTCTAGATTTACGCACGTTAATGGAGTCATTTGACGTGCGCTTTGAAAATCTAAGTCTTGATGATGTTCGCTTTATCGAGTCGGAATGCCGAGAGGTTCGTCAAAAATTTGAAGATGCCGAAAAGGTGGATTGTTATAAAACCAGAGAGCTGTTTTGGCTCGGCTTTGATGATACTGCTTACTTCTCAGTGGATGAAATTGAGCAGGTGAAAAAGCTAGCAAATGAAATGATTTTAAAGGGTAATTTCGGTTTTGAGATTAAAAAGATTCGTATCTCTCAAGCTGTTTTAGAAGGTCATATTAAAGACCGCAAACAATGGGAGAGAGAATAATGAGTGAAGTTAAAGCGGAAAGTAAGGAGGGGTGAAATGACAGCGATTGCAAATATTGGTAGTAACTTTGTTGTAGCGTTACCACCTTCTGATATTTGGCTAAATGATTCTCAAGCTGCTGAGTTCTTGGGATATCGAGATGTACACTTTAAGGCAGCAGTTTGCTGCCTGCCAACCTTCCCTAAACCGCGCTATGTTATTAAGTGCGGTCAAGGAAGACGATGGAACTTGGCAGAGCTATCAAACTGGTTGAATGAACAATCGGATGATGAGCCAAAGAAAGGAAGACCACGCAAACGGGGCTAATCTAGCCTCGTTGCAATTTCGCTTGCAGTAGCATTGTAATAGACCATCAAGCTTCTTAAGTCTTTATGCCCAATCATACGGGCCAAGTCTAAAACTTCTAATTTCCTTGCAAGGCGTGTACAAGCTTCATGGCGTGTGTCATGAAAGTGCAAGTCAGTGATTTGACATCTATCTCTCAATTTACGCCAAAGCGTATCAAAGCTTTGGGAATTACAAGTAAAGACCTGCTTTTTATCAAGACCTTTTAATAAAGTAAGCAACTCAACAGCACGCTTAGATAGTGGTACATTTCGTTTAGTACCATTCTTTGTTTCATTTAAAACTAAATATCTATCTTTTAAATAAACACGATCCCAAGTCAAGCCAACAATCTCACCAGCGCGCATAGCTGTCTCAATCGCAAAGAGAAAGGCAATAATAATTTGCTGCGTAGAGTTTACCGGGACATTGTTATCCCAATTTGCTGCAAGACATAATCTATCAATTTCATCTTGAGCAATTCGCCTATCCCGGTGTTTAGAAGGTGGTGGCAAAGTCAAGTCGGCCATTGGAGACTCTTTAATCCACTTCCATTCTTTCCGGGCAACAGTAAATAAAGAAGCTAAAATATTTGCTTCACGTCTGACAGTAGCGCCCTGCACCTCTTTTAACCGGGAGTCCCGCCATTGCACTAAATCATCAGTAGTAACCTTTGCTAATTGTTTTTGGCAAAGCTTTTTATACTCACGTTTAAAGAAAGCCATTCGCTTTACTTCATTCTCATGAGTTTTCTTCTTTATACTTACTTCATTAAGATAGCGTTCAATTGCTTCTAAAAATAAATGGTCCGGAAGTTTTCCATGTGACTGTTCGCGCAATTGAGTCTCACGTTTTGAGGCCCAAGCCCTAGCCTGTGCTTTTGTATCAAAGGTTGCACTTTCGCGAATTCCGTTTACACTTATCTCGGCTCGCCATGTGTCGTTGCGTTGTCTAAATGAAGCCAT